ATTGCTTTAGGACATCATATGGATGATATCTTGGAAACTTTGTTGATGAATATTACTTTTCAGGGAGCGTTCAGTACGATGCCTCCTAAATTAGTGATGCGTAAATTTGAGATGACAATTATTCGTCCTATGTGCTTGGTACATGAAGCGGATTTAATTGAAATGGCACGTATCCTCGGTTTTCGTAAACAGATCAAAAATTGTCCTTATGAAAGTTTGTCGAATCGTTCAAATATGAAAGATGTTTTATATTCTCTAGAAAAAATGAATCCTGAAGCACGGTATAGTTTGTGGAGAAGCATGACAAATATTCAGGAAGAACTGTTGCCTGGGATTGAATAACAATGATTTATAGTTTTATATCACTGTTTATCTGTATCTTGTTTTTTTATAATAGTCTGTTATAAGAGGTTATTTCGGGTTATTTATTTATATTTGTGTGCAACTTATGTGCAACTTAAATATAAATATTATGGCAGTATTATCAATTTACTTGGATACGAGGAAGAAAAACTCGTCTGATGTATATCCTGTTAAGTTCAGAATATATCATAATAAGGCTTTTTTTATATCGTCAGGAATGTATTCAAATGTTAATACATGGGATAATGGTGAGTATGGGAAAAAAGAACCCAACTATAAAGTGAAGAATATGGCACTCCGTAGCAAATATAATCTCCTAGAATCAGAATTGCTGTTGCTGGGGGGTAAACTGAAAGGTATGTCCGACAAGCAGCTTAAAGAACACCTTTCTAATATTATTTCATTAAAGCCTGTTACTTCATGTGACTTTTTACGTTATTATGACGAATATATCTCGTTGAAGGATAAGAAGAGCACTAAGGATAATTATATAAATACACGGAAACTGATAGTTGAATTTGATGACGCTCCTACCTTTGAGACAATAGACCGAAAGTGGCTGACATCCTTTAACCAGTTCTTGGTGGATAAAGGATATATGACTAATTATATAGGCACACATTTAAAAAACATCAGGGCTGTCTTTAATTATGCTATTGATGAAGAAGTGACAACTCTTTATCCATTCAGGAAGTTTAAAATCAAGAGGGAACAAACGAGGAAGCGGAGTTTGACGATTGATGAATTGAAATTGTTGAAAAATTATCCATGTGAAGAATATTTGGAGTTTTACCGTGATATCTTTATGCTTATATTTTACTTAATAGGCATCAACCTTGAGGATTTGCTTTTTCTCACTAAAGATAATCTGATGAATGGGCGTATTGAATATTACAGGCACAAAACAGGAAAATTGTTTTCTATAAAAGTGGAGCCAGAGGCACAATCTATACTGGATAAATATAAAGGTGATAGATACTTGCTTAATATTATGGATAACCGTAGTAATTATACTAGTTTTACTACTAGCATTGACAGAGCATTGAAACAAATAGGTGAGGTCTCTATTTTGAAAAGGGGGAAAAAGATCAGAAATCCTCTTTTCCCAAAATTGTCCACATATTGGGCAAGGCATTCATGGGCTACATTGGCAGCGGAACTTGATATACCTAAAGAAACTATATCTGCCGGTTTAGGACATGAGATTGGTTCTGATGTTACTAGTATCTATATCAAATTCGATCAGAAGAAGGTGGATGATGCCAATAGGAGAGTGATTGACTATCTGTTTGGAAAAGAAAAAGCCGGGGAATGATGCCCGGCTTATATCGTTGGTTTAGAACCGCCACTTATTTTGGTTATAGCGTCATGCTCTGTGTTTTTTCTTTGTTTCTCATCCTCGTCTTTGAGATACTTGTTCCTTATATCTTTGATGTCGTTTGTCATTCCCCATACTTTGAAGAAGAGAATAATTTGTAAAACTCCGAATATTAGGAGTATGATGGTTAGAAAGTCAATCATAATCTTGTGTGTCTAATTTGTTATTTTAGCCATTTTGCAACTCCACCATGATGTGAGCATGTTCCTCTACGGCTTTTGCTAAAACTATATGTTCCATCTCTACATAAAGCTGTTGCTCCAGGAGGCGCGGAATTATAATAAGTTGGAGATTGTACTCGTTCTCCCTTTGAATTTGTATAATATTTAATAGATGTACTGTTATTGTATGTAGTATTACATTCAATTTTTTCTTTTGAAAGGTATTTTGTCGAAACATATCCTATGTATCCATTATAGTTTACCGGAATCCATTTACATTCACAGTCTTCATCTATGGTAACTTGAGTGCCTTTAGGTATTTGAGTAATAATAGCAGAGGTTGTATTAGGAGCTTCTCTCAAATTTAGATTTGCCATAACATATCTTATAGTATCTTGCTGAATGGAAAGTTGAGCATTTAACAAGCAAGAAAATAAAAAAGAAAAAAATAGTATTATTCCTCTTTTCATAATTTCAAATATTTAGTTTGTTCTTTAATTCGTTGAAAGTATCTGGATTCTCAAAATCTCCCCAACAGTATTTCTTGTATCTGTCCCGGTCGAAGCTGTCTTTTTTCTCATAAACAATCAGGTAATCCTTATCACATAAAACAATCACAGAAGAATTAAGTAATCGGGCGTATGAGCGCGCTTGCAAATATGCTTCTTCTCTTTCCTTGTTATTCCTCATACACAGCTTGGCTTCAATCAACACTTTTGCCCTTTCCTCATTTGGTTTATTGCCATAATGTAACGCATAATCTGGGAATATCCTATGTCCTCTCCCTGCTTGGATTGGTAACTGCCGGATGAAGTCTTTGTTTTCATACCATCCCATAGAGTTAAGCAATGGTTCCAGCAATTGCTGTTCTACATCATGTTCGTACTCTATAATTACGTCTTTGGGCAAGGTTGGGACATACAATTTTGGCAAAACCTCTATATCAAATCCTTTTGTTTTTATCATCCGAAGTAACTCTGAATAGTTCTCACTGTTAACCGACCAACCGTTTACGCCTTGAAAGTTCTTTCGAATAAGAGGATGTTTGGAAAAATATTCATCCATTTGAAACTCTTTTAATGTGATGTGAGGAATGTCTATCCTATTGCCAATATAGATACACCCATAATATCGGAACAGAGGGTCTATTACACCATCTGTAAGCGATGTTTCTATGCAAGTGACTGCGCTGATTGGAGACGTTTCGTAATGAACAAGAATATCCCCTTTCTTCGTATCAGGACTTGACTGCCAGAATTTTGACTCTAAGGATTTATCTTCTTGGTATAATCTGCCACCAATGAACCATACTTGTGACGGTTTGGGTATGTCTATTTTCTCGCTTGGAAGATTATTGGGTGCGAAGTCGTATAGGAAAGACCATAGCTCTGCTGGAGATAGCCCGTTTTCTTTCCTGAATAGATAAAACACCTCACAAAGTTTCCAATAATACATGCACCTTCCTTTGTAATCAGTTCTTTTGGGGATATTGGGGAGGTCTATGTTAAAAAAGTCCGCTATTTTATTCAGTTCGAAGATTCGGCAAAGAAATAGGTATGGAAAGAAATATTCGGGGGCGAACTGTGATAAGACATAGGACATCGGCTGGATAATCCCAAGCATATTCTTGAAGTCGTTAGCAGGAAGCCATTGTTGCCCTTCTAACCTTATGCCTAATGTGATAAGTGAAATGTATAAATCTTTTGCTTCTTCCGATGATGTGGGATGGTCATAATCTGATACACCGTAGCAATATATATTCTCCAACCAATCGTTATATAAATCTTCTGGTATGAAATTAGCGTACGGGCAATAATCCTTGAATAAAACATATCCTCCCGCATCGGAAAAGTATTTTATCATCTCTATTCCGATTGTGGTCTGTTTATATAGGTCCCATGTGTATTGATTGAAGCTCATAGCATTACCAATGAATTACATTTGCGTTCTTGCCAGTTTCCCGACAACCTTGTATAAATGAATTACATCATTGTCTATGTCAATTTCCATATCGGGATATTTCCTTTTCCCATCCGGATTAGCTATATTGTTGTAGGAAGACAATATTGTTTTTTTTCGCTCGTAGTCGATATGAATCATTTTAAGAAGTCTGTCTTCTTTTGTTATAATTACATACGGCTGTCCATTGTCTATGTTTCGTTTGTCTTTTATTTCACGGACAAAGATTGTATCTCCCGACATATACATATCGTACATAGAATCACCATATACGGTTATTCCATAGCATCCAGTAAATTCTGGTATATTCACATATCCAATAACCTTGTTTTCATTTCCGTCAAATCCAATTCCATGTCCTGCGCATACACGTATATCAAGTATTTTAATATCTTTATTCGTGGTTGGAGTTTCAGTGATTGACGAATTGGTATTAATTGTCATGTTGCCAATTCCAGTTATTAACCAATTTATATTAAGGTCAGGGCAAGCAGACGCTATCTTTTCTATTGAATCTGCATTAAAGCCCGTTTTTTTGGCAATAGCTCCACGAGATAAACCAGCTGATTCTTCAAAAGCGGTTTGTCCAATCCCTTTGATTTTTAAATATTCAACAAATCTTTCTTTTGTGCTCATCTTTTTTGGGTTTTACTGTTATCTTTCAGTATATTTGTGTCGGAATCAAGTTGCGGATGATTTCGACTAAATTGTTTAACTATTCCCATTAAGGGACTATATAGGCAACTTAACTTCAAACCGCAACTTTGGAGTTGGTCGCTTTACTATTTGCTATGGAAAAGAAAGTTCCTGAAGGTTTCT